GATTCATCTGGTGCTTTTTTGTCGTCATGCTCGCATTCAGCATTTCCATCAACACAGGACCAACTTCCTGAATCGGAAAGACTTCCATTTCCATGAAGAATTGTTCATAAGGTTTGATTTGAGGATTTGCAGATTTAGCAAAGGTCCAAAAAAGACGGTTGAAAAAGGTCATATCAAAATCTGACAACATCGAAATATCAATATTAGTCGCTGTCAATTCCTTGTCATGTTCCAGCTTGTTCAATTCATTCATGAATGATTGATTTTTCAACATTGAGAACAAATCTTGGAAATAATCTTTCCCAAATTGTTGCTTGTATGCGATAGGAGTATAGCCATTTGTGCCTAACTCATACTCCTGATCACCAACCAAAACGATCTTACGCATAGATTTTCTCCTTAAGCTACCACCGCAGTAGGTTCATACACTTTCTTGAACCAGTTGTCATAAATTTCTTTACTATCAGCTGATGTGATAGAACGTTTAACAACTGAATCCAGAGGACGAGGACTTGCCTTAAAGCCAAGTTCACGCTCGTTGACGTTTGTACCATTTTTGGTTTTTGAGCCATTGCCTGGACGGCTCGCTGAACAGTAGTAAAGGACGTGACGTGTTTTATTCTTGTCCCCTGAAAATTCAAACATCAAGGCAAATGATGTGAATTCTGCATCAGCTTTTTCAGTCAAAACACCCGTCTGAGCATCTTTGATTTCACCCAAAATCTTAGTCGCAAACATTTCAATAATGTGAGAGATTTTAAATTTACCTTCATATCCTTCATTTGAATTCATAAAGTGATAATCGATGTCATCTGCTTTGATTGGTGTTGATTCACCCTTTGGATCCAATGTCAATTCCATTGCCCCAGGAAAGCGGAAAATTTCATTGTAAGCAATCACTCCATCTGCACCAATTGATTTAATTGGCGCAACGTGAACATTTTTTAATCCAAAGGTTACTTTATTTTCTTGATTCATGTCATTCCTCCTTAGTATAGATAGACCGTATAAGACTTGACATAGAGTCTTTCAGCCTCAATAAATGTTTCTTCTTGAACATCGAAAAAGAGCTCGTGGGTTGTCCACAGCTCTTCCAGACGTTCTTCCAAATCTTCATCCTTCTGCTCAAAAGCTAGCTCTACTGTAACGCTCTTAATTTGATGATTAACCGTGTTGTCAGCTGCATTGATGGCTGGACTAGATTCATAATAGACCAGGTAAGGTAGGTCAGGAGCGTTCCCGATTTTAAACGCTCGATAAGTGACAGGCAAGTTTGCCTGTTCCAAAATAACAGCAAAGTCTGATAGCTTCATTTCCCAATCTCCTTGATACGCTTCTCAAAGTTCTGAATTGTTTTTTCTTCAGCTGGCTTGATGTGGACGATACCAGCGACACGACCACCATTTCTTGAAATGTGTCCGTTCTCAAGTATGTGAGTAAGACTTGCAACTGCGTTGAAGACAACAAAAGAGCCATTGGCCAACTTCTTCTTTTTCCAACTTCTACGATACTTTCCGTACCGTTTAGGACTTGTCTCTTTCAACTCATCCACAGTCTCATCAGCCACCTGCTCTGCAATCTTATCCACTTCTTCAGTAACCTCGTCAGAGTAAGCTGCAAGCTCTTTCGCTATCAAATCAGCAAGGTCATTACTCATTTCAAGACCTCTGACAAAGTCAACTCTAAAATTTCAGAATCAATAGGATAGGTTTTCAAAATGCGATATTGCTTACCTTCAAACTTCGCAAACTCTTGATTCTCATACTCAAAATTTCGAATCTCAACGACCAAGCTCGGCTTTAAACCTGCTTGATTCGCTTGATAAAATTCAGAGCGAGTAACCCTCTTTTTGCGACATAAGAGAGCAACTTCAACATCTTTAGAGATTGGTTGTAGTAACTTATCCTTACCTGTGACTTTTTTAGAGATCAGCGTGATTTCATGATTCCACATTCTTGACCTCTTTCTTTGATGCTATCTGTAAATTATGCAGTCGCCATTGAAGATGACGTGGCATATCCACCCCACCCTCATAGCGATAAGCAGCATAGTCGACGATAAACATCTCATGGTCAGCACGTTCACCAACAAGCTCGATACCGAGATTATCGGTCAATTCAGTGATGACACTTGAAATGATTTTTTTTAACGGCTTGTCTCTCAAGTCAGTTGAAATACCCAGCTTGAGTTTCAGCAATTCCAAAAGCTGACCTTCGTCCATGTTTACTCCTCAACTTCCTTAGCAGGCTCTTCAGCAGTTTCCTCAACTGTTTCTTCCTGCTCATCTGCGGGCTCTTCCTTCACTTCTTTTGTTTTAGACGCTGGTTTCTTAGGTTCATCATCCCCAAAAACTTCAAGGAAAATAGAGCCAGCAGTGTTAGCACCAGTCAAAAGACCGTTGGTAAAGCTATCTGTCGGCTCATATCCTTCACGAGGAAAGATATCGCCAACAGCATAGTCATGTTTTTCAGGATCAGCCAAGTCCTTGAAAGGACGGATTACTTTATAGCTCATACGCTACCTCCTTAAGCCACAACGTCAGTGTAGGTTCCAAAGAATCCAGCTTCTTCATCTACTTTCTTCATATCCAAACGGATAAAAAGCCCAAGCAATTGTCCGTAAATGTCATTGTTCACCCATTTAACAGATACTTGAGAACGGTCAAACTCTTTGACGAACTCAGTAACATCACCGATGAAGAATTTCATGTCTCCTTCGTTTCCAAACACTGTGTCATCTACTTTGTAGATTGTTTTCCCACCAAATGAATAGCCAGTAGGTGAAGCCACATCTGTTTGAAGCATGTAACGCCCATCTTTGTCTTTCACCTTGTCAAGTGCGGCAAACATTGACTTAGTTACAACGATGCTTGCTTTGTAAATTGATTTAAGTTTCTTGTTGTAGATATCTTTAATACCATCAAATCCAGCTGCATCTGCTTGAGTTGCTGTTTTGAGGACAGCTGTAACTAATGACAATTCAGTGTTTTCACCTTGATTGATCACTTCGTCTTCAACAATAGCCATGATGTCATAGTCTGCGTCGTCAATCATTTCTTGTGACACAGGAATATATCCACGGTAAGTCTTGATTGAATAATCAATCTCGCTGATTGCTGGTTTTCCGAGTTCTGGATTTGATTTCAATTCATCTGTTGAAACCATTACACCATCCGTTTTCTTGATAACCGGATATTTACCAGATCCACTGTTAACTTTCACACGTTCCACAAGATCCAAAAGTGGATTACGTGTTTTGTTAACAAAATGAGGTTTCAAAACTTCAGTAGGGATTAAAGCTGCGCTTCCTGAATCAGTAGTTTTCAAGCCTGTGATGTCACGAGTTTGACCAGTACGAATGTATTTAGCGATTGCGTCACGTTGTTCCAATTTCTTTCCTCCACGTTGCTCCCCGTCTGGATAAGTTGGGGCTTTCCGATTTTGTTCATCAACTTGTTTTTGAAGTTCTTCAATTTCTTCTTCAAGTTTTGCTTTTTCTGCTTGTTTTTCTTCCAATTCTTTTTGGATGTCTTCAAGGCTCTTTTCAACTGTTGAAACTTCTTCTTCAGTTTCAGCACGGTCCAATTTTTCTGATTCGATTGCAGAACGTTCATTCAATTCTGTGATTGCTTCTTCCAGTTCAACAACCTTGCTTGCTTTTGCACGCATGCGTGCGCCATAAATCAATGCTTTATTCATAGATTGTATTTCTCCTTAATTTTCATTTTGCGTTCATTTAACGCTTCACTGTTAGCACGTTTCAGACATTCAAAGTCTTTCTTCCGTGCAGCAATTTCAGTCTGTGGATAAGCTGGGAACGTGCAAGGGCTGACCTCAAAGATTTCAAGCTCTAGCACGATATCAAGATAGGAACCATCTTCACGTTCAATAGTGTCCACCTTAATAGGCATGAATCCAAAACTGCATCCAACAATATCCCCACGCTGTACACGGGCATAGGCTCCCATAGCGTCTGGATCATTCCTGTTGATGATAATGTCACCATAGAGACCTTTGTCATCAACTTTGAGACTCACTGTGCTGTTCCCTGTGCGTCCTAATACTAGGTTATGGTCATGATTAAACAATGCACGGATATCTGCATTCTTGATTGCTTCTTCCACTCCTGCACGTTTGATCACTTCAAAATAGCCTGGCCACAGCTCAGTTTCTTCATCAAACCGGATGAAGTAGCCACTCAGAATCAAGTCACCAGATTCCTGTTCTTCTCGTGTCTCAAATTGAGTAGCGATGTATGAATTACGTTTCTTCATTGGCATTTCCTCCTTCCTTATTTAATTTGCTCTGATTGCCTAACTCCCCTTGTGGAAGGTAGTTTTCAAGAACAATAATTTCATCCATTTCAGGATCTGGAGTCATACCCACCCAATCTCTCCACTCGTTTCTACGCATTGCAGCGCTGTTGGTCATTTGTTGAGCAACTGTTGAAAGCTCTGTAATGTCGTATGAGTACAATGAGCGTGGATTGAATTTGAAGTAGCGTGTTGATGAAGTCAGTAGATCTCTTGTAAGTGTCTGAGTAATCGTTGTTGCGATGCTCATGATAGTGGTATTCACAAAGTTGTTGTATTCTTCTTTGTTGAAATCGCCTACTCCTAAAACAAAAGCCGGAACTCCTAACATCCCAGCTACTGTCTTCTTATCAATTTCTACTGACTCATTCAAAGCAATGTCATTCAAACTCAATGGTTTCACTTGTTCAACTTCAAGCAAGGCATCAGGAACAATCCAAGGTTCCCCTGACTGGCTTGTTGTCAAGTATTTCTTAGCAATTTTCTCCCGACCCTCCACGGTTCCAAGTTCTTCACTGGATGAGTCCACCTTCACAATGAGGCTTGGAACGTTCTTTCCGTTCATGAAGCCCTTCTTGGTCTGTGTGGCCATGTTCAAATTTCGGACAATGTCTTTCAAAGCCAATCTAAAACCGGTCCCAATATAAGGCCGGTCTGGATCAGGATTGATGGCAAAGTGGACCACTTCATCTGGATTAAAATCAGTGTCCCTGAAATGAATCATGTATGTTAAATCATTACTTTTGAACGACACTTCTGACATTGGGAATGGTCTGAGATTGCTGATATAGTCAGTCATTGGATCGTATTCCACATGTAGCACAGAATTCCCATCGCCAAATAGAAGCAAGTCCCTTACAATCTTAAAAATCCATGATTTTCTTGTCATGTGATCACAAGGGTTGATGTCAATCTTACGGGCTAACCCATCCTTGATTCGTACATCACCGGATTCTGTATTCTCCATAAGCTGAATTGTCATATTTGAAACCATGTCAGCAATTTTATTGACTGCCATGATCACATCTGGATTCCTTGCTAATGGAATATAGCCATCCCCGTCATACATGATTCCCAAATCAGAATTGCCAAAGCTTGTGAACATCGTTTGAGACTTCCCACGCTTGAATAATTTGTCAAAGATTCCCATATTTCTCACCTCCTTTCTACTTAATCAAAGTAAGCCATCACATTCTTGTTCTTACCAAGGTTAGCAAGCGCCTGAATACATGCGAAAACACTTGCATCAAACAAGTCAATTCTTGCTGTACCGCCATCCCCATCTAATTTCTCATACTGAACAGCATCATCTACTTTCTCGATGGCTCTGACATTGCTGACACAGTATTCATAAGCGTCCGAATGTACATAATAGAATTCTTTATTCTTTACTTTCAATTCAATCCTTCTGAATCCCTCTGATTTCAAATAAAATAACTGAGGCTGGTCAATCATTTTGAATTTTGCTTGCTTCATCTTTAGCATGAATTCTCTACCAAATTTTCTATCCATACCGACAGCAGCAATCTTGAACCCTTTCTCCCTCATCTTGATGAACCATTTAACAATATCATCATAGAGAACGGTCGGAGTATTGCTCATTGTCA